GACGGTTATCATAAAACCGCAGACGGCGCGTTAATGTATTGTGGCAGGGTGGGCGGGTAAGATATAAATATAATACTTGTATTTTTCTTGACTATAGGTTAAAATAGTTAAGATAGCGGCGGGGCAATTTGCCGAAAAGCCTCGCCGCTTTTCATTTAGGAAATTGCCCCTTCCGCTCGTTACGGGGCAATGAAATGGAAAAGCGGCCTTTTTGCGAGACTCTCGGCGACCCTGAATTATTACTGGTAGTCAACAGGGTTATGCTAAGAGATAATTATACTTGTCAATATTGCGGTCAAACGGACAGGTACTTCTTGGAAACCCATCACATCAAGCCAGTCTCACTTTTTCCCGAACTTAAATACGTTGAAGATAATTTAATCACTCATTGTATGCGGTGCCACGCTTTGCAAGGCCACAAACACAATAAAGCAATTCGTGAGAAGATTTTAGCAAGATACGCTATAAAACTACATTTGAGATATGTCCAACCAACCGACAAAGAAGCAGCTCCGAGCCTATTTTCTGGTTGAGGTTATGGGGGAATCTATGACCAAAGCTGGTGTAATAATAGGTATATCCCGGCAAGCAGTATCAAAACGTTTGGAGCGTTTTCACAAAAAGAACGCAACCCCCCAAAATATTTATAATCTATTAAAAGAATTAGAGTTAAATCAGTGAATACCCCAAAAAAGGTTGACAGAGCGCCTATTTATGGAGGGGGGCGTTATCATACACATACAACAAACTGGCCTAAATCACCAGTTCAGATAGCAATCGCCATAATAGATGGGCGTTGTCCAAAGTGTAACGCACCAGCAAGAAAAGACGCTTCAATTATGCTTATGGGCTTAGACCTTGGTAAATCTAACGGCACAATCTTCGGAGGAATTTGTTTTAGCTGCGGATGGACATTTTGATTCACTCATTGAAATATATGGCGAAGTCGGGTCACCAATCCCAAATAGCAGATATGTCAGGGACTACTGTTTCATTTGCCAAGTCGAGCCAATTCGCGTTCCACGTTCTATGATTGGATTTCCTAACGCCTGTTCTTTTTGTCAGCCTGCATATCGAGGAGCGCCCGGTGTTGCCGAGGCCAAGCGGCTATTTTGGATTAAACAGAGTTTGGATGAAGTCGAGGTGATAATTGCCTAAGAAGAAAAAGAAAGTCGGGAGGCCCACATCATACAAGGACAAATTTGCCGACCAAGCGGGGAAATTATGCAGGGAGAAGGGCTACACTGATAAGAATTTAGCCGCTCATTTCAAGGTTTCAGAATCCACAATCAATAAATGGAAGAATGATTTTTCGGAGTTTTCGGAGTCCATAAAAAAGGGCAAGGATGAATATGACTCGCGTGTAGTTGAGCAATCACTTCTAAAGCGTGCAGTTGGCTATAGTTATGTTGAAACTACGAGGGAATTACAGAACGAAAGCGGGGAAGTTTTCAATGAGGAAAGTGAGATTTCTATTCAGACGCTTGTTGTAACAAAGAAAGTTAACAAACACATGGCCCCCGATGTTACAGCACAGATATTCTGGTTGAAGAACAGGCGTCCGCAACGCTGGAGTGATATGAAAGAGATTGAACACAGGATTGAGGGTATTAGCGAGCCGTTGACCATTGAAGAGATGAAAAAGCGTATTGCAGAGGCGGAGAAGGCGGGCACAGGAATAGACAAAAGGAGCATAGAGGGTGGAAACACTTCTTGAAGATTACAAAAGGACTTCTTTAGGCTGGCAGCAGGAGAACTTGAAGATAATTACTAAGAAGGCCCTGACTAAACCTCTTATTCACAACAGAGCCCAGCTCAAGGTTCACAACGCCATGGCCTTACAGATGAAGCACAACCTTCCGATTATGCTAATTATATTGAAGGCCAGGCAACGGGGAATATCAACATATATCGAGGCATGTATCTTCGAGAGAATCAATAGGAGGGAAAACGCCCACGGCTGTATCGCATCGGCGGACAAGGACTCAACTGAAAAGGTCTTTAGAATGTGTGAGACATTCCAGCAGGAAATGCCACCGGATACAAAGAGGCTGACCGACAGAGCATCGGCCAAGGAGATAAGGTACAAACCGCCCCACCGGTCTTCCATGCTCTGTCAGACGGCTGGTAAGAAGGTATTGGGTCGTGGTGGTACAACTCAATATGTTCACGCCACAGAGGTAGCATTTTGGGAAAGAGCAGCGGCCCAACTGGTAGGGCTTAGACAGGAAGTTCCAAAGAATGACCCCGACACAATCACAGTTTTGGAATCAACAGCAAATGGGGTCGGCGGGGCTTTCCATGATGAATACTGGGCTGCAGTAAGACGATTGAGGAACAACCCGCACGACTTCCGTGGTTATCTACCCATATTCCTTAGTTGGCAGGATGAAGAAGAATACCAAATACCCCTTCCAAAAGGTCTTAAATCAGTACCCAATATTACGCCGGAGATGGATGAATACATCAAAGAAGGAATGGCAATGGGCATTTCTCTCACTCCAGAGCAGATATATTTTGCTCTTATGACAATTCAGAATGATTGCGGTGGTGATATAAGTCGTTTCAAAGCAGAGTATCCCCGGACGGCAAGAGAGGCGTTTCAGAGTACCGGCCGGATGGTCTTTAAGCCCATCGATCTGGATATTATGGAGCAATGGTGCCGGCCCCCGAAGGCCACGGTTGAGTTTTATGAAATTGAAGGAAAGGTTAAGTATCGTCCCGTAAATAGAAGGCAGAACTGTTGGTCTATTTGGGCATGGCCCATAAAGAACCATAGCTATTGTTGCTTCGGTGATGTGGCCGAAGGCATACTTTCAGACCCAACTGATGCCAAGAGCGAACCGGACAGGTCGGTGGCTGGAATATTAGACAGAAACAGGTTCGATGTGCCTATGGTTTACTATGGTCGCCCGGACACAATCGACTTCGCCGACCAGATGATATTAGGGGCTAAATACTTTAATTACGCCTGGGCATCACCGGAGATGAACTCGATCGGCCAGAGCATACTCGATGCCTTTAAGAGGGCCGACTATCCCTTTATTTACTGGCGCGAGCATAAAGAGGAGACAGTTCAAAAAGAAGACTCCAAGTTACTGGGCTGGAGAACAACTACAAAGACAAGGAAGCCTATGATTGCCGACCTCCAGAAAGTTACCAGGGAACAGGAATTGAGGGTCTTTGATATTCGAGTCATTGACGAAATGAGGGTCTTTATCTGGAACCCCCAAGGCAAACCCCAGGCCGAGACCGGAGAGCACGATGACTGTGTGATAATGCTGGGCGGATTGATTCAGCTGCACCAGAGATGCCCTCTTAATGAAGACTTTAGCTGGGACCGCTCAGAGGACGAACCTCAACGACCTATAGCCGTTATGGGGGCCGTTGAAGAAGATGACGATGAAGATGAGCTTGATTTATTGTACGAAGACCAAAGTATGTTTGAATAGGAGAAGAAAATGGATGTACTAACACCGACAAAGTTAAGACGTAACGCCCCCTGTCCTTGTGGCTCGGGGCGTAAATTCAAGAAATGCTGTGGAATGGAGAAGCATAAAATGGAAACACCAGAACTCAAAAACGAATTTAGAGAAGAAGTCAGAGACCCTTACGCGGGTATCTCAGAAGAGGAGCTGATTAGGAGAGACCAGGCCGTTCTACTGAGAGAGCTTAGATTGCGTTCAGTGGTACGAGAGCTCAACCGGAAAACTCTTGAAATAGTTATCGAAGATGCAAAGGCCCTGCGAATAGAGCTTTTGGGTATGCTAAAATCGCCCTACCGGGAGGAATGTATCGCAGACTTGACGAAGATGATCCAGAACAACGAGGCCCAGCTAAATACCAATCATCTGCCAAGTAGCATAAACATTACCCTTCTGGCTTTGGAGGAGCTATTCGCGGAAACAGTTGAACAGCCGAGTTTAACAATACATCAATCAGGCGGCGGAGTTAGCAACGCTGTACCAGAAGAAGTCGAAGACGAGGATGTATCCCCTGAACTTGCGGATGAAGATGACGAGGACCCTGGGTAATGAATGAGTACATCCCAATAATCTGTTTTATTGCCGGAACGGTGGCGGGTTTCGTATTGACATATATTGGTTTTAAGTTGGGTTTTCGTGCCTCATTTGAGATAAGGCAGTCTAAAGAATTTCCGGATGAAGAAGGCAAGGGCCTTTTTAAGAAGAACAAAGACCCCGCCGAGTTTGAATTGTTGAAGGAAGAATAATGGCAATAACCTGGGACTTTACAATAACGCCGATTGATGTGCCTAATAAAATAGTAAGTATTTCTGCAACGAGAACAGACGATTCACCGACCGACCCAGAACCGCCATACACCGTCACTATGCAAAATGCTGACATATCAACAGGAGAGAAAAAAACGGAAGCCCTGAATGCTCTCTGGGCAAAGTATCAGAAGAAAGTTGCAGACCAAGCATTGATTGATTCTATTGCTGATGAAATAGCTACATTGGAGGATAATGCTAAGAATAACTTTGAAGGGAGGGAAACTTAATGCTACCTGAATTTTACCGTTTTAGAGTAAAGAACTCGACCGACCAGACATTCACATACAATAGTGCTGCAAGAATAGAGGTCCATATTACTCCCTGGAAAATGACTTCTGGTGCAATGGCACAGGGGACAATCATATCGGATACAGCGGATTTTTTGACTACAGATGGTACTCTTGCCGCCGCCGCTGAAACCGAGGGGGCAGCACACGATAACACATCTTTACTTCATATCGGCTTTACGGGAACTTTCTATTGTAAAGCCGATGTAACGTCCACTGACGGCACAATGGATTTGTATATGGAATGCTCTACTGATAACTCCAGGTGGCCGTCTGACATGGCTGACTTCGACATTACCAAACATTGCATTTTACTTGCAAAGCTCGAACTTTCAACAGATGCAGAAGATGAAGATGCGGCAGTAAATATAGAGTATTAAAATGGCCTATCCATACCGAAAACTTATAAAACCACCCTTAGGTTCAAGGCCAAACAAGAATATTCTAAAAAGGCTTGGATGTGTTGGATTATGGGTTATGAACGAAGGCTCAGTTAATAAAGTCTCTGATTTGAGCGGGAATGGGAATGTTGGAACACTTGTAAACGACACTCATTTTGTTACAGGCAAATTCGGTGGCGCCCTGGAGTTTGATGGAACTGGGGATTATGTTACCGTTGCAGATAAACCCTCTATTGATTTAGCAGGCAGTTTTGCTATTTTGGTCTGGATTAAACCAGGAGATATTACTACCCAACAGCGAATAGTTGCTAAATCTCTTGCTTATTATTTTGAAATTAATTCAGGCATATTGCGAACTTATACGTATGGTCTAAGTGATCCCGGTTATCACAGTTCAAACGGAGCACCGATAATAAACGTTTGGCAACAGGTGGCAGTTACTTATGATGGGGCTAATGTAAGGTTTTATTTCAATGGTGTTTCAGATGGTAGTGCAGTAGCAACAACTGGAAGCGTTACTAATACAGCTAACGAACTTACATTCGGGGGTGTTGGAATAGGACAACCCTATTTAGGACAAATCGACCATGCAATGATTTGCAACCGTGCCTTGTTTGCTTCTGAAATTGCCTTACTTTATCGAGAGCCGTTCTGTATGTTCAAAGACCCCGCCGAAATAGCTATTCTTGGTGGTTATACTGTTCCGCTCGGGGTTAAGCCCTGGTGGTATTATAATGAAATGATGAGGAGGGCAGGTTAATGCCGGCTATATGGATGGATGTCGATGCAGCTCTTTCCGAGGTTCCAATCAATAGCGTTGCTCTCATTGATGATTCTGATTTTAAGACCAGAGAGGAATCTGTCGTTTATAATCAATCGGGCTTAGATTTGCTTTGGAACTTCGTTACGACCGCAGGAGCTTATACACAAACTGCTGTAACACCAACTGACACAGGAGGGGACTACGACTGGGTTAATCAAGGCAACGGGATGTATAGTATAGAGATACCCGCATCGGGCGGAGCATCTATCAATAATGATACTGAAGGTTTTGGATGGTTTTCGGGATTTGCTACAGGCATTCTTCCTTGGTCAGGGCCAATTATCGGTTTTAGAGCAGCCGGTTTGAATAATCTCCTTATAGATAGTGCCCATAGTGCTACAAGAGGTCTTGGCGGTACAGCTCTACCTGATGCCGCCGCCGATGCTGCCGGAGGTCTGCCGATAAGCGATGTCGGTGGATTAGACCTTGATACTAAGTTGGCAAATACTAATGAGGTAACGGCGGCACGGATGGGAGCACTGACCGATTGGATAGATGGTGGAAGGCTTGACCTACTACTCGATGCCATACCTACAACTGCTATGCGAGGAACAGACAATGCTGCAACTGCGGCAAAACTGCTTGCCTATGTTCAGCTTCTTACCCGGAGCGATGCAGCCATAGAGACGGATAACGCCACTGAATTGACGGCTATCAATGCCGATGGCGGTAGTGGTGCTGGTAATTTCTCAAGTCAGACAGATGCAGAGGAGGCTCTTCGAGACAGAGGTGATGCAGCATGGGCGGGAGCGCCGGAAGCTTGTTCGGGTACATTTACAGTTGAAACCGCCGATACGGTATTTAATCTAACCGCGACTTCGGGAACACTTTCGAGCAATGATGATGCCTATAACAATGGTGTAATCTGTTTCTATGACGACAGTGGAAGTGTCTATGAGGTTCGGAAAATAACGGACTATGATGGTACAAATACAAGAGTAACGGTCGATACCGACTTGACTTTCCCTGGCGAGGATGGAGTGGATACCTGGGCGATTTATAGAAACGCTTATTGCCCAACAACCGCAGGAGATTCGGCGGCGACCATTAGGGATACTATTCTGGGTTCAGCATCCGCCAGCTATATTGCCCAGGGTACTGTTGGTCAAAGGATTCATCACGCAGGTAAAGGAAGATACTAATGAGGCAGAAGCAGGTTTGGAGATGCCAGGGCTGTGGCCATGAGTTCTATACGCCAGTGGAGAAGAAACAGGGCTTGCTCCGCAGGTTATTTAGAAGACGTGAGAAGATTGAATGTACCGTCTGCGCAGATGTTAAGGCAATTAGGGTAAGGGTGGTGACTTTTAAGGACAAACATAATGAATATGAATAAGTTTGCAAGTCTATTATTGGGTTGTTTGATAGGTCTTTCGTTACTGATGGGTATGAGAGGAAGATACGCCCCTGCCTTCTGGCGGGCTGTTTCCGGGGGGATAGCTTATGACCAGGGAACGGTAGCGGTAAGCACGGCCTTCAATTACGCAGTTGATACTGCCTCAGATGATACCTACCTTGCAACAATACAAGGGATTACGGCTTACAATGCCGGGCTTGTAGTATGGCTCAATCCTGTAACCGACAACACCGGGGCCTGCACTCTCAATATCAATAGTCTGGGGGCGAAGTCTTTGAAAACAGTATTAGGCCAAGACCCCGGCGATAACCATATAGACGCCGCCCAGATAGTACCCTTGTGTTACGATGGTACGAATTTTATCATTATGACACCGGATTCAAACCCATAAGGAGAAAATATGTTAATAAACACAGCAAGAGTACCTTGGGAGTCATTGCGAGGAGCGGTAACCGCAGACGATACTTTTCTTACAGCATTCGATTATACAGACTGGCCGAGTAGTAATACGCTAAAATTAAACGAACCTCCTCTCCATGATGCCAATGGTCTTATAGTTGCGATGCACGGGTCAAATGCCGCTGATGAGAATGCGAATTATGAAATGTATGGCAGAACGAGGCAAAATGGACCGGTTCAACTTTTGCTTAAAGGCGTTGTTACTTTGGGCACGCAGAACTGCACAACTGACCCGATTGCCGGAGGTACTATAACCAATGGTGAGTGGGCCGATACTATCACGGTAACTGGTGGTATTTTGAGTGGACTCGTTGAGATTCTGGATAGTGGAAATAATAGGATTTGTATGCTGAAGTTTGACCAATTACACATCGAGGAATTGGCCGTTTATTTCACAATTACCGATGCCGGGTCGGCTTCAACTTCAATGTACGCGATAATTACAGGCTACTAATAGAAACAAGAAGAAGGAGTCTGAGATGAAAAGATATGGACCCACATGAATCAACTACACACGGACCGGCCCACACAGCCCCGGATAACAATCCGGACCTAAACGCATTTCTTGATGACATTCGCGATGCGGGGATGACTGTAACAAGAAAGTGGATGTCGTTATGGTTCACCGCCATCCAATACGCATGGGGCCAGCAGCTTCAGGGCTGGACTCTCAATGAGAGCTGGGAATATATAGTTGTCAATCGAATATACCCCTTAATGTTCCAGACCATTGCGAAGTTAGCCAATAATCACCCCAAAATCTTAACTCATGCCTGGGACGATGAGCAGGAGGGGGCTACCGAATACGCCGAGAAATGGGCGGGCCACCTTCAGTATCTATGGGAATCACCCTATGAGCTAAATATGCGTTTGAAGTTAATCAAGGGGCTCCTGGACTGTGCCGTATTCGGGTATATGGTCGGCAAGACTATGTGGGAGAACAAGCCGAGAGGCGGCTGGGACGATACTAAAAAAGAGTGGATGGGAAAGGTGGCGGAGGTATTTATCCATCCGGCAATGTTCTGGTGCGATCCTTCGGCTGAAACCCTTGAGACGGCTGAGAACTGCGGCTCTAAGAGAAAGGTGAAGTTGGAATGGGCGCAGAACCGCTGGCCGGAGCACAAAGAAGATATAGAGGCGGAGGCTTATATTGCGAGCGACACCCAATATACTGCCGGTGATATGATTTCCTACAAGGACCAGAAAGGCTCGACCCTCTCGGTTTCGCGTCAGAATATGTTCTCCAAGCTTGTCGATAAGATACTTAATCAAGGTATCGCCACAGGCGAAGTGAATGATTTAGTAGCCGGGGACAAACAGAGGTATGTGGATATTGAGGAAATCTACTGGCGGGACTATTCGGAAAAGCACATCAAGATTGAAGACCCAATTCCCGAAGACATACTGGAACGCCAAGGCAAGATAATAAAAGAGGAGACAACGGGCTTATTCATAGACCCCAAGACCAAAAAGCCCCTAAAAGAATGGCCTACACAAGTCACGAAGGAATATGATGAGCCTAATTTCCCAAACGGCCGTTTCGTATTGAGGATTGGAAAGACCATTCTAAATCTCAAGGAAGAAGACCAGGTCTATAAAGAGAGTAGATGGCCGTTCAATATCATGCCTTACCATATCCTTCCACATATGTGGCAGGGCGGAAACGCAGTTGAGATGTCCAGGAACAATAACGACATTCTCAATATCACGGTCAGCTCAATGGTCAACCAGGTCAGGAGGACGGCAGACCCAACGAAAGTCATTGAGGCCGGGGCCCTGGCCAAGGGCAGAGACGGCAAAGTAAGGAGCAAGAAAGATGCCATAACCGGACTTGGAAGAATTATCGTAGCGGCCCGCGGTAAACTAAAGTCGATAGCAAACCTTGAGTATCCGCCTCTCGACCCAGCCGTACCAGTATTGGCCGAGCTTCTAAAGAAAGACATTGACGACCAGATGTTCATGCAGGATGTCGCCAGAGGCGCTGCCCAGAAAGGACAGCAGACAAAGGCCGAAATCATAAGACTAAACCAGAACTCTCTTGATTATGTTGGATTACAGGGTGTCTTTCTTGATTATTGGATTGATGATACAGCTACTTTGATTGCTGAAATCTGCCAGGGAAACTACGAGCCCAAACGTCTGATGAAGATGATTACCGATGACGTTAAGAGCGGCTTTAAGGCCGGCAAAATAGCGCTGGATGTCAGGTTCGATGTCAATATAGAGCCCGGCTCGACCTTACCCTTTGATGAAGAAAAGAAGCAGGCCGAATACGCAACAGCCTATAAATTACTTGAAAATCCCGTACCAAACCCCATGATAGAGGATATGCTAAGAGTCCTCAATATCTCCAAGCGAAAAGAAATATTAGAGAGATACCAAGGCTTGATTCTCTTTAGGCAGTTTATTATGATGGGTCAGTTGATGAGTGAATTGGAACCTGAAAAAGTACAGGAGTTCATTGAGGCTTCGGGCGTCCCTCAGCTTCAGCAATTAGCCCAACTGCTTATGCAGGCCGGCCAGCTGCAGATGAAAGGGGTAGCGTAATGAGTGAAGCCCTTGATGAGCTTGCCGAAGAAGTAATTAAAGAGAGCTTAGAGGCCGGTGATATTGAGAGCGCCGTTGATTTGGCAATAATGAAAATATTAGGTCGTGAAGAAGGAGAACCAAAATGAAGATTAACAGGCGAAATTTTATGAAGATGTTAGCGGTAGTTCCGGCAGCCATTGGTTTAAGCAAAGCCGAAAGTGCGCCAAGTACGCCAACTGCGCCAAGCGAGCCAATAGAACCACAAAAGAAGTACGACCTCATAGCTGACCTGGTAGAGGAGATGAACAAGTATGATAAGAAATTCCCCGAACAGAATGTTAAGTATTACATCCATTGCAGCTACACGGGTTTGGCCTTCTTATACGAGACGGGTTTAATCAAGAGAGAATATTATGATGACCCGTCAATAAAACATCCATTTGAACTCCATGCTTTTGATATGAAAGTTAGTTATTTTGTACCAGTGGCAGTAATGACAACTAAAAGTGACCTCGCCCTCATAGGTAGAACAACAGAGAAATGTAGCTTTGATATTAACGCTGGTATTCACAATCATAGATATAGATATGAATTAGTCACCACCCGATGTTTCAATGTGAACCGAGAAGAGGAAGGGAAAATAATAGAAGGGGATTTGAGACCTTTGGGAACTCACAAGGAACTTTACATAATTGACGAAGATGGAAACCAACGAAAAGAAACCTATAGATGGATGCGCTTTGGACAACAATAGGAAGCAGACATAACAAATGGATGAATTAAGTGAAGACAACAAGACCATCTTTTCGGGTGATTTGGACTCCGAGGAAAGAGCGGCTGTAAAGTCCGGCGAGAAAAGAGGAGAGAAGGTGGCGATGCAAGAGGACCCGGAGCGGTTCGGCTTGGCGAGACAGAGGGCCTTGGGCAGGACGAAGTACGAAGTAAATTATGTCAAGGCTTTTGGGCATGATTGAAGAAACGGTAAAAGTATCACTGTATTTGAACTCATTTTGCTTGCCACCTTATATCGGATATACAACTGAAAGTAAGCCAAAGACCATCAATCTATTAGGTTTTCTCAAAAGGAAAGCGGTTGAAAATATGCTTAAAGACACTACTTGTTTTGATAAAGCAGTTGAAGCAATGTGGAAAAAGAAGAACATGAAGAGAGCGTTCGGACATGATTAAGTAGTTTAGTTATAACTTAACTAATAAACAGCCCCGTAAGGGGCTTTTTTTATGCGCCACCGAAAGGTGGCTTTTTTATTGGGAAAATTCGGCTCGTGCGTAGCGAGTCGGTTAGACGCAGGCAGCCAAACAGACAGGTTGCTAAAGGGCCAGCCTGCAATAGATTCCGAGACGAGACAGGTGCTCAAACAAAGGAGAAAGTTATGTTGAGTGAAAAGAGAATTTTAAGATTGGCCACGAAGTACGGCCCGAACGTAAGGTTTTTCCCCAAAGGTACTGAAGCTGCTCTGGACGATGCCATAGCCGAAGGCGATAAAGACGGGTTGAAGGACAACCCGGAGTTCGAGAAGACCCGCCAGAGGGCCGACCAGGAGGCGGCAAACGCAAGGAAGGCAAGAGAGGAGCTTTCCGAGACGCAGACTGAGCTTGAGACTGCACAATCGGAGAACGAGTCTCTAAAAGAACAGCTTGAGAAGGCCGAATCCAAAGCTGCCCAGGCGGGTATCATGGACGTTGAGCTTGACGAATCCCAATACCAGGGAACCGATCTGGCTCTGGTAAAATCAATAAAATTCCTAAAGCAGAACCAGGAAGCCAAGGACAAAGAGCTTGAGGCCCTGAAAAAGAAGGCGGCTGGTTACGAGGAACGGGACCGCAAGAATCAAGCCAAGTTAGCACAAAACTCAGCTTACGAGGAGCTTCTTAGCGAGCTTGATGGTGAATACGGAGCTGATTGTCACAACGAAGCCGTAGAGAAGTTCCAGGAGATGTGCTCAAAGGGCGAAGTTCCCAAAGGCAGTCCCGCCAAGGCCACTCGGGCGCTGGAAAAATGCTACAAAGAGGTCAAGGCGGCCAAATCAAAAGAATCGAAAGACAAAGACAAATCTCTATCACTCGATACGGGTTTGGGCGGCGGAAGCTCTCCGAACCTCTCAGGAGTTGAAATTAAAGAAGGGTCTCTGGACGAGGTGGATGCACAGGTTAGCAAAACTGCGTTCGGGGCCAAAAAGAGTTAAGGAGATTTAACGATGAGTTTTCATCAGGACTTAGACAACCTAACACGTGATATGCACGATAAAACGTGGTTGGTTGAGTACATGAAGAAGAACCCGATTACGGCTCTTCTTCTTGAACGAAAAAGTCTGCAATTTTCCGGTGGTAAGTATTACTACAGGGAAGCAGACACGGGGACACACGAGGACTTGGCCCAGGACTATTCAGTGAACGAAACGCTTACTCACGGTGTTAAGGACACCACGCAGACGGTCAAGTTTATGAAAAAGAAGTTCCAGTTCCCCATCCAGATTGATGTGGACGAGGAGATGCAGAACGCCCGTCAGACTACCGATGGTACACAGCTTCATAATCTGGCCAAGTTTCGGGTCAAAAAGGCTAATGAGGGCTGCCGTGTTCACTTGCGTAAATTGATTTATGGTAGTGAGAATTTTGCCCACACAGCTACAGACACCAACAAATATATGCAAGGCTTGAATAGTGCTCTGCTGGTTCAGGACTCTACGGTTACTTATGGCGGTGTTACCCGGACATATAGTGCCGGTACAAGCGCCGATACCGGTTTCTGGTGGCAGCCGATGGGTGGTACTGTCAGCCAAACAACTCAGGAAACGGCAACGGCGATTTCAATTGCCCAGCTTCGTAACTGGCAGGAGCCGCTTGAGGACTTGGAGAGCGACAACACCGATTTGGTTTCTATCTGCGGTGGTGTTCTTTGGTTGAGCTTACAGGCCGAGGCCGAGGTACGTTCAATGCCTTACAAGATTATAGCCAACCGTGTAGCCAAACAGGGCTTCACGGAGATGATCCTCGATGAAAGACGGATTATCAAAGACCCGTTCCTAAAGTCCGCCAATAACACGACTATGGGCGAGACTACTGCTGCTGCTCATGCACTGGAGGTTCGTTTCTACTCCATAAATCTGAGGGACTGGGACTTCTTCATCCACCCGGACAGCAACTTTAGAATGACGGAGTTCTTCGATCAGAAAAAGATTGCCGGTGGTTCAGATATGAAGCTGGCGCGAATCTTGTTCAAGGGCAACCTTGTCTGCTGGCATCCGAAAAGCCAGCTATATTACGCAAATGTCACAGCGTAAAAATTGTAACAGCTCATCGTAACTTGGGACGTGGCGGTGGGCTTGAATTGTTTTCCCATAAACTTTAATGAAAGGTTAGTAAAATGACAATTGGAATTTTGTCAACGGAATTTTACCTCATCGACAACTGGCCCGGTGAGGTAACGAATGGCCCGAATCCCGCAGACTGGACGGCGGTATCGGCAACAGAGGATTTTAATCTTGGCACGAAGCGCATGATCTACGATGACACGAATCATGGGTGGGCTGTTTTGATGTATCTGAAGTTTGTCGATGGAGCAGTGCCGGAGGCAACTATCAGGGATACCTGTGGTATGCACACCGCAGCGGCGGCATCGGGAGATTATTTCTGCGTAAACGATGACGGCAGTGAAGTGTCTTTGACTGGGCCAATAGCTATAGCTCTCGGTTCGGTGCTAACAGCCACCCCGTATGGGTGGTTCTGGGTAGGTGGTGTATGCCCTGAGGACACAATCACCGCTCTTAACGATGCGGCCTATGTAACAGATGGTGGCGTGACGGCCCAATCGTACATGGTATTAGCCGCCTCTTCGAGCTACGCGGTGTTCCATCTTGCAACCGATACCGACTGTGCCAATTTCTCGGCATTCAGCCTGGTAGAAGACACCACGGCTTAATTGAAACCCTTAACCCTTAACCTTTTTGAAAGGAGGTTTCAATTATGGCTGCATTTGATAGGACAAAACAGCAAATGATAACATTGGCTGGCTGTCGTATGGAACGTGGGGCTGGTGTTACTATAGCCAATGTCCCTACGACAGCGAATTTATCAAAACAGACGTTTACAATAGCAACGAAGCTTAAGAAAGTACTTTCCGGCAGGGGTACAATGGACACCGATGGTATTCTTGCTTTGGCAACAACCGGTGCCCCCTCAAACGGTCAGGTAACATTTACCAGATTTGCACCAGTAGAAACCAGTGCCGACACTTTCACCTATGAATTGTACGGCTATTAAGAACGCTTCTTCTTCTTAGGAGTAGCCTTTCGGGGCTGCTCCTAAGAAGATTTATTAAGGAGAAGAAATGGAGTTTCCAAGTAAACAAAAGGCCCTGTATCAAACAATGCACACTTGTCACATGAGCTATAGGCATGTAAACCAGGGGATAAAGACCGTCTGTGATTGGCTTCACCTGCTAAGAGATAGAAGGGGCGAGGTTCATAATCCCTGGACAGACACGCCTATTACTGTGGTTGAGCTCGGATGCGGTAATGGCATACTATGCGCTTTGCTATCAGATATGGGACTTGATATTACCGGGGTTGACATATATGAAGGCAAAAATATTTATAATAGGAAGGGTTACAAGTTTCTTGAGCACGACCTAACCAAGTTCCCCTATCCTTTCAAGGATAATGAGTTTGATTATTGCTTGAGCTTTGATGTTCTTGAACACTTGTATGAGAAGGACATTGACGCTGTTCTAAAAGAAATGGCACGAATAAGTCTTGGTATTTTCGTTAAGGTTTCGTGTCATGGAATACCACCACTTCACGTTACAATTAAAACACCTGGGTGGTGGCTGAATAAACTGATAACAAATTGCCCTGATTTTTCATGGAAATTATTGAGGAATGTTGAACGGATTGCTATAGAAGATGGTCAGGTAGGCAGCACAGTTCAAACATCCTCGGATATTCGTCCATTTAAGAACGGCGAAAAAATAACCTACGCTCCCTTGTTTTATGGGAAAAGGGGGGTAATTGAAAGTTAAGCTCTATATGTGTGGTGGCGAAGAATCAGTAAGCGAATACCCGCTTGGTCTTGGCTACTTAAAGACGAACTGTACCGGCGATATAACTATTGTCAAAGACAGGGCTGAGCTTAAAGATTGCGATTTAATCGGCTTGAGCTCCACCACGGGAGGGCTTAGGGAGGCCGTTGAGATTGTAACAGAGTCGGAAATCCCCGTGACTATAGGCGGACAGGGTACTATGTGGGATGGCTTGGATGATTACCCGTTTGAGCATATCGTTCATGGCGAAGGAGAAACAGCCTTACAGGACATCATTGACGGCAGTGCAGAAGGTTTAAAGCATATCCGTTGCACAAATATCCCGGACCTTGACACTTTGCGGTTCCCGGACAGGGGCAGATGCGGTGTTTTAGTTCCTATCCTTACGAGCCGCGGATGTCCCTGGAATTGCTATTTCTGCTCCTCTCAAAGATATTGGGGCAAAACAAGATGGCACTCTGCGGAGTATTTCCTTGATGAGGTGGATTTTATTAAATCGAGGTATCCGCAGTCCGCGATTTTATATATCATGGATGACCTTTTCATCGTTGACAAAAAGAGGTTTAACAAGATATACGAGCAATGGATGACGAAAGGTCTTAATAACAGGTTTGAGCTACAGAGCTTCGTCAGGTCTAATTGCATGACTTTAGACAAGGCTAAAAAGATGAAGGCTATGGGTTTTCGGAGCGTTCGTTTTGGTGCTGAGTCCGGCAGCGACAGGATGCTCAAAATCATCAATAAACAGGAAACGGTCGAGGACCATCAAAGATGCGTGGATATATGTAATGAGGTAGGTTTGAATGTATGCTGCTCACTGATTCAGTATCTGCCGGGCGAGACTGTCGAGGACAGGATACTAACGGCCAAGTTCAGGATGAAGAACCATCGTAACCTGTGTGTATCCGGCAACTACAGATTCCAAGCGTTCCCAGGCACACATTTTTACAACGGCGAGAACCCTCTCGAAGGCGATTGGCGCACGAGAGGCGCAGTCAAAAAAGAACTTACAGAAGAAGGAGTAACGAAATGAAAATTGGACTTTACACCTTAACACACCAGAGAGATGAGTATATTGATGGGCTGTTAGCGGAGAAGCTCCGTCAGTATGGGCATGAGGTTCTCGTCAGGTACTATATTTACGGTGCAAGAGAATCTATCTGCTACGAAAAACCGGATGCGATTATTCACCCGATGACAGGCGGTGAATATAAAATGGACACCGTAAAGAAATGTAAGGATTGGGGAGTTGAGGTAATCGTCCGGCGTGGCGAGGCCGGACAGGGCAGAGAACAGTTTAATGCCCTTGATGATAACCGGAAGAAAATCATTTTGGGCTATTGGGATTATTCACCTTATGTCGATTTGGAGCTTACTTGGGGACAGGAATTTGCGGACATTATTGCAGAGCAGGGACACATGCCCGCCGAGAAATTGAAGGCTTGCGGGGCTTTTGCTTTCGACCCGTATTTTGCGCCTGAGTGCAAGAGGAACACTAATCACGAAAAGACAATCCTTTTCGCCACAGGGTTTTCTGCCGCAGATTGCAGGTCGGATTATAGCGAATGTGGGTTGCCTGAAGATTCGGATTACCATAAAGAACTAAAAAAACTACACTATGAAGCAAGAGATGTATGGCTGGACGCAATCAAGAAACTGGTTCATTGGTTCGGATTGAACTGGCGATTTGAACTAAAGGTACGTCCGGGCGAGTCAATTAACGAATATACAGACAGGGTTCCCTCATGTATCAAGATACACCCTGAAGATGCACCTTCTTCTGAGGTGCTAAAGAGTGTCGATGTTCTTGTTCACAGCGGATCGACTTTGGCTATTGAGGCCCACTTGCTGAATATACCATCGTTTAACTTCTGTAACGTCAATCCCGACAGTCTGTTGGCCTCAGTAAGCCCTCGGTTAGAGACTTACAATGAGCTGGAATGGAATCTGGCCCGAGCAAACATATATCAGTCGAATATAGACGAGGATGTTTTCAGCAAATTACAGGAACATCTTTACGGCAATATAGATGGTAAGGCCTGCGAAAGAGCGGCTGGTTTCATTAACGAACATCTTGCGGGTAAAAAGATTAAGACAACTATGCCGACCGTTTGGCCGAAAGAAGCTATGTATCTTACCGATGGTGTTCACTTGACACAACAAGAAGGCGATGTTCGGTGGACTTGCCCGTGTTGCAGAAATATCTATTGGGGCGAGAAGGTTGGAATACATAATTGCCCTTACTGCAATATGAAAATCGAGAGGACAATCCACAAGCCCGAAAACATAGTCCCGGCAAGAACGAAAGTAACTCCAAATATCCAGTCTGTTTTGAAATAGAAGAAGGAAATGACGAACAAGGAACGATTCAAAGCAAATATAAGAATGGTGGAGCTTGAACAGCATTCTTATTGTAACAGGAAGTGCTGGTTCTGTCCGAATCAATTTATAGACCGACAGTTTACGCCAGTACAGTTTTTGGACGAAGCGATATACACCCAAATCTTAAAAGACCTTGCAAGTATTGATTATGATGAAATCATTAGTTTCTCTGGAAACTGCGAACCGTTTAGCCAGCCTGCTTTCCTTGAGAGGGTTAAACTGGCGAAAGAGTACCTTCCAAATGCTGTTCTTTTTACAAACACCAACACCGATTATTTAACGACAGAAATGGTTCACGATGCTGCTCAGGGCGGTCTTAATTTAATCAAGGCACAGTTGTATTTCGATAGAGACGAGCAATACAATGACGATGCCATTGATGAAAAGATGTGGAAGTTGCGAGAGAAGCTGCTTGGTATTGATTTTGAGGAAAAGGTCAAGAACAAGTGGTTTGCTTTGGTGGGCGATATGGTAATTGTCGCCTACTCCAAAGACTTCCGCAAGGTAGGTCATAACAGGTGCGATGTTCAGGTAAGAAAAGCCGTCAAAAGGGTACATACTTGCGGCGAAGCTGTTACATTTATTGGAGTCAACTACGCCGGACAAGTACAACCATGCTGCAACATCAGGGCGGATTATCCCAAGCACAAGCCTCTTATTCTTGGACAGATGGATGACAAGCCAGGGACTATATTTGAATTATATCAGGGTGTACTGCTGCCGGAAACAGCTTATCCGTGCTCAATTTGTATGGGCAAACAGTGGCATCCAAATGGCAAGCTGATTTATCAAGAAATTATAAGAGAGATGAAGAAATGGCAAAAACAGGCGCAGAGTTAATAGATACTGTCCGGTTGAGATCGGGGCGTAGTAACGACTCGACCTTGATTACCGAGGATTTTACTCTGGACTGTTTGAATGAGGCACAGCTTCATATAATCCGCAGGACTCCGAGACTCATTGGCTTTGACAAAAGCAATAAAACGACCTACCAGATTTCATCGGAAAAGACGGTGGAAATTGGTGGTGCGGCAAGAAGTTCCAATGTCGTTACGGTAACGACCACGGCGGTACACTACTGTATTGTCGGCCAGACGGTCACTTTAGCGGATGTCGATAGCGGCTCTGAGACGAACGCCTTCGATGGCGACCATACTATCGCAAGCGTACCATCGACTACAACTTATACTTTTGCTCAAACAGGGGCCGATGAGTCCAACTTGGCCGAAGGAACATCTTCGGCGTTCTCGATACCTTTAAGCACACTCAGTCCGGCCCACATAGGGGGGATTTGGATTCAGAACGGGGCCAGTACCCGACAAGCCGGCTTGAAATACAGACCTCTTGAGGAGTTCAGGAACAAATACGAACCTGTCTCCGAAGAGTCTGCAAGCGAGCCTATCGAATATACACGAATTGGAAATACGATATATTTCAACTGCCCAGTGGCAAGTGATTATAACGGCCTTTATCTGAGAATCGACTATACGGCCTGGGCCACAGACTTAGCAAACGGTGCTACGGCCTCGGAGATGTCCAATGCCGATAAAGGTTTGATTCTGTTTGCACTGGCTGAGATATACGATGAGCTGGCATTAGGTCAGCCGAGGTTCGAGTCAAAGGCACTAAAGACCAGAGTGCTCTTCAATAGTTGGTTGGAAGAGTACCAAGATTACAATACTATGTGTCTTGAGGAGCTTTACGATAATTAACAAGTTGGAATAATCCAAAAGAGATTCAGCCCTATCAATTTGGTAGGGCTTTTTTTATTGGAGAAATATTATGACTAAGAAATCAGAAGTTTTAACATTCATCATTTTATTGTTCTTGGCGGTATCCTGCCTGGTATTTGCCGGCACGCACGACCCATGGGACGGTACGAAATGGGACGTTGCCTCACCCGACATCGACCAGCCGCATGGTAACGCATATAAGGAGATATACGACCTTAGAAAAGGCATAGCGCTTCGCATGAACAAGGAGCATGAAACTCTTGCAACCAGTTCTGCGGGTGGGGTACATAAGCAGGGTTCGGCCAGGGCGTTTTTTCAGGACGCCGCACCTGCAACCCAGGTAAATGGCGATGCTTTTGATTCCGGGGATTTAGGCTCTTTATGGTTCGACTCAAATAGTGACCCTGATAATCAGTTCAACGTCCTAACTGCAACGACTCCCACGTGGACTCCTATATCTACAGAGGTCATTGCGGTTCTCTTGGCGTCCAATAGGCAGTTTGCCGGTAATCTTACAGTTGACGGCACATCCACACTTACCGGAGCCGTTACAGCTAACGGGGGAATAACATTAGGAGCTGGCGTTGATTTAATTGGTTCATCTACTTCCGACATTACCATAAATACAAATAAATTCACTGTGGCTGGAGCTACGGGCAATACTGTTGTGGCGGGAACGCTCGGCGTTACCGGCGTAGCCACACTTGGCGATACATCGGCGCTTGCAACCTCGGGCGCTCCGACAGCAGATGCCCAGATTGCGAACAAGAAATATGCTGACGATGCAATAAAAGGTGATGTTTATACGAATAAGGATTCTGATAACAATACGATGCTCAAATCACATGCATACCTGGCTCAAACAACAGGTTTTGTAACTGTTAAACAATCTGCTGGGGATAATGCAGTTGTTTATTGTTATGTAGGAACAACAGATGACCCAGCTGGAGACGTTGGTCTTAACAGTATCGAAGTAGGTCAGTTTAATGGTGTATCGTATGATGAAAGTTTTCAGTTCTTTGTCCCGAATGGTAAATACTTTGAGGTAGTACAATCAACATACACACCCACGATATATTGGGCCCCACTTTGTTCAGGCGGGGCAAATCCGATTGACCAGGATTGATATGGATATTCTCGTAAAAAATATAGATAGGGGATTTGATGCCACAAAAGAAGATGCTGCCGAATTACCGAGAGGTTCTGCAGCAGATGGCTCGCAGAACGTACTCTATTCCAGAGGAACTATCAAGACACCTTACGGATTTGGAAAGGTAGAGTCTGGAAGTCTTCCTCTCGATAGCGGCAATGCCGTCCTTCTAACGGGAATTTATCCCGAGCTTGATAAGACCCAGCATTTCATTTCCGTTACCAAGGACAAGATTTACGAGCGGGATTATGTGAGTGGCACGTGGGACGATATTACCCAGGATGGCGTAGATTTACAGGGCAATATCCACAACCCAATGTCTATGGTAGCAATTTTACATACTGATGGCATTGCCTTGAACGGGACTGGTGACGACTGGTATCATCACTGCCTTGTCTGTACGGGAATTTCACCTATTCAAAGATGGGCGGGCAAATATGAGACGGATTTCGCCGACCTTCTCGGCGCAGATGGCTACCATCACGCCGATAGTGGAGTTACTAAACATTACGCCGACCAGGTTTCTGCTTTTTACAATAGACCTTTACTAATCAACGCCAAAGAAGCGGATGCCAATGGTAACTTAGTGGATTGTAACCAGCGGATACGCTGGCCGATGGCCGGCAAGTTAGAAACTTGGACAGGTACGGGTTCGGGCTACCGTGATTTGTTGGATACGGGCGGGCATAATATCTGGGGCGCTCTTCTCGGTCATCAGTGGATTCAATATCAGAACAACTCTATATGGTCATTGACGCATGTTGGAGGCACGAGGGTATTCGAGCTTGATATTGATATACCGAATCTGGGACTTCTTGCCGCACATCTTCTCTATTCGAGAAACAACGTACATTATTTTATCGGGAACGATTACAACGTCTATGCCTATTTCGGCGGCTCTCACATTGAGAGGATAGGTGATAAGATTCACCGTTACCTTCAGAGAGACATTGACCCGGAATATAAGAATCGCTGCTTGATTTATATGGGTGCTGAAAACTCCCGGCTGTGGATTTTCATAGTACCAAACGGTGAAAAATATATCACAGAGGCTTACGGTATTGATGTACGCACGGGCTCGTGGATGAAGCGGGATTTTCTTCATAAATGGCCTACGGGAACGGGTGGGATTACTTCGGTTTCTTTGGTGGGGGCTTCGAGCTATTACGCCGGTACTTCCTATAGGGAGGCCGTTACCTTGACGACTACGTATGCCGATGCAATCACCGCAGGTACGACCTATCGCCAGATTCTACAGGAAGAATTAACAGATGAAAGTTTGGTATTAGGCGACTCGGCGGGATATGTTTATCAATACGACAGTGATTTAACCCAGGATGATGAAGTTGATATTCCGGCAAGGCACATTACCGAAGTATATGACCTCGGATTTCCTTCTAAAAACAAATTATGGCCGGGGATTAGAGTAACGGCAAAGGGTACGGGTCTTATAGTATCCTACCGAACGGGCAATTTCGAGACCATAGGAACAGGTTGGACGGCCTTTACTGAACAAGAACTCACAAGTGAGTATGTGACATACGAATTTACGGTATGGGACACAGCCAAGAGAATTCAATTCCGGTTTACTAACGCGGATGGAGACGATTGGCAAATCTCAAATTACGAGATCATCGAGCCAGTATTGGAAGGAGAAGTATGAAAATCGGAGATAAGAACTACGTAAGGGCAGGAGATAAATTGATTGAAATTGATGAGAACGGCCATCCGGTTCACGAATGCTGGTCGGAAGAAACACCGAACGCAAATGGCGGAGTGGACGTGACAGTTCACGTACCCTGCCTGCAAATAAAATCAACACAACATAAACCGAGTTAAAGAAAGGTTAATTTATGGCAAGTGGAATATACGACAGGTGGAAGGCCAACTTGATGAACAAGATAGTCGATATGGAGGCCGACACTATAAAGGTCATGCTACTGGATGACAGTCATTCATTTACAACTACACACAATGTTATCGGCGATGTGGATACGAACCAAATATCCGGGACCGGTTATACGGCCGGTGGAGCGACCTTGGCAGGCAAGGCGGTGACGCAAGGAGCAACTACCAAGTTCGATGGTACTGACAGTGCATGGACAACGGCAACCTTTTCAGCCTGGCACGCAGTCCTTTGGGACGACACCGTAGGTACTGATGACTTGATTTGCTCCATTGATTTTGGTGGCGAAAAAGCAGTAACCGCTGGTACTTTCACTATTCAGTGGCACGCCAGCGGTATCATAACATTAGCAACGGCTTAAATTATGGCTTACGAAAATTTTTCAAGTTATACGGAAGTGGATGAAGGTACTAATGTAACCGTTGCAACCAACAAGGTATCGTGGGTTGATTTGGATAGAGATGAAACATCTTACCTTTATAAGGATAAGGGGGCAAATTATTTCGATGGCGATTTTACACATCAATTTGAATGTCAGTGTTCAGGTCGGGATGCAGGCAATCCTCTTTTTGCATATTGGGTATTAGCCAATGATATTGGCAATTTAAAAACTTTAGTGGATGCAGCAGTAGATTACATAGAATTTCATTATAGATATGATGATACAAATGGAAATTTATTTCATTTATACGTTGTTCAAGGGGGTGTAGGCATTACTTATGATACTTACGATGGCCCGACCGACAACACTACATATTATATAACGATAGAACGTGACGATGACGGCGGGGCCAACGGCACAGGTCAAATAAAAGCATATATACGAACTGGAAGCCATTCGGGAACTCTTGTAGATACTTTATCGGCGGATTGTGCCGCCGGTGAGCAGAATGATTATCGGTATATTTATGCTTTATGTAGTTACGATACTGCTTCTGCTGGCGAGGATGCAAGCGGTTATACGGAACGACTTGATTTAACTCCTAATACAATCAAACCTTCCACTTTAGCTATGACTGCAACTCTGCACGCCCCAACGGTAGCATTTCCAATTCAAACGGCGTTACCGGCTACTTTGGCTTTAGAAGCGACCTTGCACGCCCCTACGGTAGTAATTGATTGTACGGTCACGCCAGCTACCCTGGCTATGGAAGCGAATCTTCACGGAGCGGGTGCTATCTATACTACCGGGCCGCTTGCAAAGGAAGGCGAATTAGGCTCGATGATTAGTCGGGCTGTCCCCAAGATACCCGAAAAGGATATGAGCAAAGTCATACAGAAGATACTTCGACAACATTATCAAGACATTCAAACCTTGTTCGCAATGACAACGGACATAGACCGGTACGAGAAACTTCAACGAGACCATGAAAGTAGCTAAAGCGCAAATTGAAGATATTGAACGGCTCAAGCAGGTCGTCTTAGAATGGAAGGAAAGCTGCAACGCCAAAGACTTCAGAATTGACATTAGGTTAGAAACACACTTTCAAGACCTTGCGGGCTTGATTGAGAATGAGAACTCCGACCTTTTTCTTCTCATCAAGAAAGACAATGTGATAGGTTATATGGGTGTTACTTGCTTTGATAGTCCATTGGGTAATCAGAGAATTGCGAACGAGCACTATTGGTTCGTTTCCGGCAAGCATCGAGGTCGCGGCACTTTACTACTTCTAAGGTCAGTCAAGAAATGGGCCAAAGAGAGAGGTTGTAGTCACTTGATAATGAATGCGAGCAATTTGGCATCCAATATGCACGGGCGCCTTTGCAGGTTCTATGAAAAAATTGGTTTTCAGAAATTCGAGACAAGCTATATCGAGGAATTGAAATAATGGGTTGTTTTTCAGAGCAAAAAAGCGAATCAAAAACCACGACCAAGACAAAACAGCAAAAAAAATTATTGGGAAGAACGATAGGCCTTTACGGGAAGGAATTGGGTAAACCTCCGGAGATTTATCCTGAAGATAGAGTTGCCCCCTTTTCGACCTTGCAGCAGGAGTCGTTAACCGGGGCGGGAAGGTTCGTTGATTATTTCTCCGAGCCCCAGACGGTGGGCACTCCGCTTTTTGAGGAGACAGGGGAAGCGGCAAAGGGACTCTTGGCGGGCCAAACAGGGGCCAAACCTTTAGGTCGGCAGGATGTAGAGGATTACTTCACGGGTGCTATTTACGACCCGACTATGAAGACCTTCCGCGAGGATGTCGTN